CTGGTCCGAATATTATCTTGATGGATATGCGCAAGGGTCGGTGGGATTTCCCGGATCTCAAGCGCGTGGCGAAGGACCAGTACGCGTACTGGCAGCCGGACAATGTGTTGATTGAGGCGAAGGCGACGGGTGTGACGCTGCAGCAGGAGCTACGGCGCATGGGGATACCCGTGACGATGTACACCCCGGGCGGTCGCCGTGCTGGGCAGGACAAGGTGTCGAGAGCTAATGCGGTTGCGCCGATGTTCGAGTCGGGGATGGTGTGGGCACCGGACACGCAGTGGGCGCAGGAGGTGATCGAGGAGTGTGCGTCGTTCCCCAATGGCGACAACGATGACCTTGTGGACAGCACGACGCAGGCGCTGATGCGCTTTAGGGCTGGGAACTTTATATCGCTGCAGACTGACGAGGATGATGAGAGTAGTGACGAAGCGCTTGTGCCGGAGTATTATTGAGTTAAAATGGCGCTAATGCCCTGATTCGGGGTTTAAATTATTTATTGTAGGCGGTGACCTGATGCCCAATCTGACTGCGCAACAAATGCTGGCACGGCTTCCTGTGCGGATGGCGGAGGGCGGAGCGGTGGACACGGCTCCCGGAGTGTCGGCGGCGTACCGCAAGGCGATGCAGGCCGGCGGCCAGCAGACGGTTAATGACTACTACGCTAATCTTCGCAAGGACGCCGAGGCGTACCTTGCCAATCCCGACGCGCCACGGGGCGTTGAGGCGTACAACGTGCTTCTGCAGTCTGGCATCAGCACCTCTGACCTGATCAATGCGGGCGTGGGTCAGGCGGTGCTGGACAAGATCTTTGCGGTGGATAAGTTTATCCCGCAGTCGCAGTTTGTGACGCCAACTGGCATGACCTCGGCCTACGAGCGCAGTCCTGACTTGGCCTTTGAATCGCAGCGCTTAACCGCGCAGGGGCAGGATGGCAGAGCCATACTGGACAAGCAGGGCCGTGACTACATTGCGAACCTGCAGCAGGGCGGCATTGATGCGGCTGAACGTGCGCAGATGCTGGAGTACGCTACTGAGCGCGGGTACTCGTTTGATGACCTGAGGAAGGCCGGCGTAGATCCGAACGTGTTGTTTAACGTGGTTGTGCCACCGATGCCCGGATCGGCGCTTGCGCCGCCCGTGTTCCCGCAGACGCAGCCGACGTACATCCCACCAACGGTGTACCAACCGCTGCCGACGCAGCCTGACATCTTTGCTGCTGGGCAGCCTGCTCTGGACACAGCGTTCAGGGAGAGCTCTCCGCGCACCGCGATCCCCGGCATGCCGGGCCAGTTCGACTACAGCCCTGCTGCCAAGCTTAGACCCGCAACCGGGGCGGGCTTTACCTTTACGCCGCCAAGCGTGACCTCTCGTCCGCGCTCGTTACTGAGTCCGAGGGAGATCCAAGCCTACGGCGGCATGACATCCAAGTCTCAGCAGTTTGCGGCAAACCGTGCGGCGATTGACCGCAGCTTGCGTAGACTACAGGCAGCCTCTCCTGCACTTAGCAATCCGAGCGCGTATGCCCTGCTTCGCAACCGAATAATGGCGCAGGATTTTGGCAATCCGCAGCGGGTGTTTGACCCGAAGACTGGAGAAGTTAATTTAACGACTGAAGAAGGTCAGAGTTTCTTAAAAGCAGTTAACGCTCTTGCTGCAGCCTCTCCTGCTGAAAAGGCTGCTGCGGAAAAGGCTGTTAAGACAGACGCCACAGTAGGAACAGGTGCAACAGACGTTGACCAAACAGATAGCAGCGTCATACGCGGCGGCAGCACCACCCAACCCGGCGGCTACGCGGCTGCAATAGACGGCGGCGACAAAATTACCTACGGCGGTTACGACATCTTGCAGCAAGCCAAAGGCGGCCTTGTAAAAAAGTCTAATGGGTCAGCCAAGGATGAGCTGGCCCGCTTTGCTAATGGTGGAGAGGCGGACGCGGAGCTACTGCGTCGGCAGTTAGAGAACATTGACAACACCCCAACGGCTCGAACCCCTGAAAGGGAGCCAACACCCGAGCAGACTGAGAGTCGCACCATGTTGGAGAATTTGCGCTCTGGGTTTGCTCAGATACCTCAGACGGTGATGGGTTACGGCCGGGATGTTTTGCAAAGCGAAGCGCCGTTAGCTAAGGTTGGTGCAGACGTTAGCGCGCTGGGCAGCGGCGCTGTTGAGGGTCTAAAGCAAGATCCAGCAGGCTTTATACTGGATATGTTGCCTGTGGTTGGTGAGATCCGCTCGGGCAGGGACGCGGCAAAGTACTCAGACCTTGCCAACGAGGCCCGTGCGGCCAATGACCTTGACGCAGCCGCCATGTACGAGCAGATGTCTACGCTGGCAGCGGCAGGAGCAACACCCCTGATAGGGACAGCTGGGCGACTTGGCAGGCGAATAGCAGGCGCGCCAGATGAAGCCATGATGAGGATGGCTGGCTCTAACACGCCAACCGCCGCCGACGACCTTGCTGCGCTGACGGAGCGGGCTCCGACTACCAGTAGCATAGCTGCTAGGTCTGCGAATGTAGTAACCGCTTTAAATAAAAGCGGAGACCCTTTAGGCATAAACGTAGCCGTAGATCCGCGTAACGGAACGGATTACGCGGACCTTATTGTCAGCGGCGCTAAAAAGTTTGAAAGCCGAGAGACAGCATCCCTAAAGCCTTACGTGGGTAAGAGAGTAGGTATTGTGCGTACTGGTGCAGGTCAGGCAGAAGTTATAGGCTCTGTTGAAATAGGTCAACCTATTAAAGTTAATGAAAAACAGTTTAATCAGCTTAGGGATCAACACCTAGTTGCAGAAGATTCTTCGTTTAACATTAAAAAAGGCCAAACTAAATTCCTTTATCCCATGATAGACCCCACATCTACGCCTCCTCAAAAAGTCACGTCTAAAGGAATTGTAGCTAGGGCTATCCCCACCGGGCAAAGGGCCGCCGACGACCTTGCTGAGTTAACGGCTAAGGCTCAGACAGAAACGCCGGAGTTTAAGAGCTGGTTTGGCAACAGTGCTATCACAAGATCATTGGAGCCAAACGGAAAACCGCGACGGTTGTACCACATTACTCCAAAGAACTTTGACGCGTTTGACGTAAATCAGCCCGATGCAGTAGATCCGTCTGGCTCAAAAAGTGGTCCAGTAATATTTATGAGTGACGAAGCTGAAGATCAACCGGCAGCGCATAATGTTGGGGGATTTAAGGGTAAGTTCAAGGAAGGTGCTAACGTCATGCCCTTGTATGCAAGTATCCAAAATCCGTTGTTTATTGACTATACATCAAAAGCGGCCGAACGGGCACGGTTTAATCTTGGACGTGGATGGCCTTACATATATACCCAAGAAGATGTTTCTAAACTGCAAGCTGCCGGATATGACGGAGTTTTTTTAGTAGCGGATGACGGCCCGAATGAAATTGTTGCCTTTCGTCCAGAGCAGGTTAAATCCGCCATCGGCAACGAAGGCACTTTTGACCCGGCTAACCCCGTAATTACCAAAGCCAAAGGCGGCGCAGTCACCAAGAACAACGTAGAACGCATGCGCAACGATAATCGAAAGTATCTTTAGGACACCGACATGCCCATAGACAAGGTAGTAAATCTAGCCCCGAGCACCGACCTCATCGAGCTTGATGTTGACGAAGGCCAAGAGATTGAGATCATTCTTGAGGATGACGGCAGCGCTGTTATTGAGATCGGTGGCAGCGATGACGACGATGATTTCTACGCCAACCTTGCGGAGGACATTGACCAGCAGGACCTTGGGCACATAGCCATCTCTCTGCAGACCCTGTTCGATGCGGACAAGAGCTCACGCGGTCAGTGGGAGGAGCTGTACGCTAAGGGTTTGGACCTGTTGGGTCTGCGGATGGACGAGCGCACACAGCCCTTCCGTGGCGCAGCCGGCGTGGTGCATCCAATGCTGACTGAGGCCATCATCCAGTTCCAAGCGCAGTCGTTTAAGGAGCTGATGCCCGCCAGCGGACCCGTGCGCACCCAGACGCTGGGCAAGGAAACGCTGGATAAGGTCCAGCAGGCAGCCCGAGTGCAGGACTTCATGAACTACCAGATCACCTCCGTGATGAAAGAGTACACGCCGGAGTTTGATCAGCTGCTGTTTTACACTGGATACGGTGGATCTACCTTTAAAAAAGTGTATTTTGACGCGCAACTTGGCCGGATGGTGAGCCGGTTGGTGCTTCCGGACGATCTTTACATCCCCTACCACGGCTCAAGTGTGATTTCTGAGTGCCGACGCATCACGCACCGCATTGCGATGGACTCTAACGAGTTCAAAAAGCGTGTTTTTGCAGGCGAATACCTTGATGTAGAGCTCTTGCCCGACGGTTCCAACAGCGGGCAGGACCAGATTGGCGCGACGATTGACCGAATTACGGGTGTTCAGGCCACTGGCGAGCCGGAAGAGATCACTTTGCTGGAATTTCATGTTGATTTGGACATCCCCGGCTACGAAGATGTGGACGAGGACGGCGAACCGACCGGGATTAAGCTGCCTTACGTGGTAACGGTAGACGAAATAAGCGCAAAAGTGGTCAGTGTGCGTCGAAACTGGGCAGAAGAAGACCCGTTGAAGATACGAATTGAGTATTTTGTGCATTACATGCTGGTCAGTGGTCTTGGCGCCTACGGTTTGGGCTTTGTTCACCTGATTGGTAACCTTGCTAAGACGGCAACCGCTGCACTTCGTCAGTTATTGGACGCTGGAACGCTGTCAAACCTGCCTGCGGGCTTCAAAGCCAAGGGCGCGCGGATCGCGGACGACGATAAACCCATCCAGCCAGGTGAATGGCGTGATATTGACGCAGGCGGCGCTGAATTAAGCTCCTCATTGCTGCCTTTACCCTATAAAGAGCCCAGCCAGACACTGTTTGCGCTGTTGAGCTTTACTGTGGACGCCGGTAAACGACTGGCGAGCATTGCAGACATGCAGGTAGGCGACGCCAACCAGCAGGCAGCCGTGGGCACCACGCTTGCGCTGCTTGAGCGTGGCTCGATGGTCATGTCAGCGATCCACAAGCGGCTCTACTACGCGCAGACACAAGAGTTCGAGATGCTGTTCCGTGGGTTTGGGAAGTACTTACCCCCCGAGTACCCCTATGATGTCCCCGGCGCATCTCGTCTTGTTAAACAGAGCGACTTTGACAACAAGGTATCGGTTCTGCCAGTTGCCGACCCCAATATCTTCTCCGCTGCGCAGCGCATTACCCTAGCGCAGACCCAGCTTCAGCTGGCGCAGAGCGCCCCGCACATGCACAACCTGTACGAGGCGTACTACCGGGTCTACCAAGCGATGAACGTGCGGGATATTGACGGCATTCTGAAGACCCAGACCAACCAGATGCCCAAAGACCCAGCAAGCGAGAACATCGATGCGATTGACGGCAAGCAGCTCAAGGCGTTTGCGGGTCAGCAGCACGATTCGCACATTGCATCGCACCTGATCATGGGCATGTCGCCGCTGGTGCAGGGCAATCCGTTGGCCGCTGTTGAATTGCAGAAGCACGTTATGGAGCACGTCAGGCTCAAGGCCGAGGAAGACGCCGAGGCAGAGCTGTTCCGTCAGTACGGCAGTGACCCTGACCGCATGGTCTCCGACATGCAGCGTGAGGCGATGATCTCGCTCAACATTGCCCAGTACCTGATGGATGTGAAGGCGATGCAGGTGCAGTTGTCTGGCGAGGGCGCAGGTCCCGACCCGGTGATTGCGCTCAAGGAGCAAGAGCTTCAAATGCGAGCCGCGAAGGATCAGGCGGACATACAGGTGAAGCAGCAGGGGCTGCAGAACGAGCAGATGCGCATACAGGAAAACTCTCAGGCCAACGACGAGCGTATTGCTTCGCAGGAGAAGATTGCTCAGGGGCGCTTTGAAGTTGCTAGAGAGCGCATTAACACACCAAAACAAGGTCCGGGGGGTGCATGATGCCTTTAAGACAGGGAAAAAGCCAAAAAGTTATCAGTGACAACATAAAAACTGAAATTAAAGCGGGCAAGCCACAAAAGCAAGCCATTGCCATTGCTTTGAGCCAAGCGGGGAAAACCCGCA